ATCTACTTTTACTCTTGAAACCATGAAACTCCTTGTTGATAATGGAGCGCCAGTCAACAAAGCTGGTCTCGAGGGAACACCCCTGTTCGTAGCGATCTGCGACCACAACGTCGACCGCGTTAAGTTCCTTCTTGCGAACGGCGCTGATTTAAGAATGTACAAGAGGATTACACCACTTGGTTATGCAGCGTGTCAGTATGCATGTTGTAGCAATACATATAGGAGTGAAAGAAAACAGATCGTTTCTCTCCTACTCAAAGCAGGAGCTGATCCTGAGAAGGTATCTTCCAGGAACAAAGATTATGTGGACGAATTTCTGAAAGAGCTAGAGCCCCAGATTGTGACCAAGCAGGTTGCTGACCGGTTCTACCGCATCATCCTCCTTGATGACGAGTTCTGTAACTACCATGTTCTCGGCTCCGACATTGACGAGAAGTGTGAAGGTGTTCGGTACATTCGTACTGAGAACGATGGCATCAGGCTTGTGCTTGATTACGTCGACCTCTAAATTTATAACATTACTTTTTACATATTAGCCCTTCGGGCTCCCGGGCTTTATATTTGTAATGTAAAATTCGTGCATAACTACATAGTACATAGTATTTTCTAACGAATCTGGTTAAGTGAAGCGGCGCGTAGCGCTGCTGAGCGTGTAAGAGTTGAGGGGCGAGCGTAGCTTGGCCTGATTAACTCGCGCAACGTAACAAGATGTGCATCGCACATCGCGTGTAGTGAAGTTTTATAAATTTATGATTATTCTCAGTTGTTGCTCTTGGTTGGGGAGTCAACGAACTGCTTCTGGACCTCCTTGAGGAGGGGTGTGAAGCTTTGTACCATCTTGACGATAGGGAGAGAGGCATCGTCCGGGTTGTTTCCGGTGTTCCAGATGGTGATGTCAGGGTTCATGTCCTTGACCGCCTCAGCGTTGTACTTGGCAAGCTCTGGCCACATACCACTGTCCATACCGAGGTAGAACTTGGCGAGGCTTTTGTCGGAAGCACATGCCTCAAACAGTTCGGTCATACCGTCTGCCTTGGCCTGCATCACCTTGAGGGTACCCTCAGCCTCCTTCTGCTTGGCGTAGAGGTTAGCATCGGCCAGGCGCTCTTGTGCCTCAGCATCAGCCAGAGCGCTTGCCACGATGGAAGCGCGGTTGTTCTGGATCTTCTGCTCGTAGCGTCGCTCCTCAATCTCGCGCTGGAGCTCCTCGCGACGCAGCTCAACAGCCTGCTCAGCCTCCATCATAGAAAGCTCGCGAGCTCTTTGGGTTGCTGCCTCCTGGATTGCGACATCAGCCTCAGCCTCCAGAATGGCGCGACGAGCGATGTACTCCTCTTGTGTTGCATGACGGTTGTTGTCGGCCACCACAACACGAGTATCGCGTTCGTTGAGGCTCACAGCAACATCACCCTGCTTTTGGGCGTGGGCGACATCGCTACGTGCCTCGTTGTTGGCCATCTCGATAGCCCGCTGCTTTCTGTACTCGAAGTACTTATTGTTCTCATCAAAGTCCTCCATCTCTCGGATGTTGGCGTTGTAGATCTTCAGACCGAGAGACTCCAGATCGGGGGCAATCTTCTCAGACACCCGCTCACGGAAGACCTCACGGCCGTTGAACATCTCCTCAACGGTCAACTGAGCTGTCAAGACACGGGTTTCACCTTCCACGATACCTTTGACAGTCTCGCGAATGGATTCGGGGGTCATGTCCTGAAGAAGCTTACAGTAGCGCTGGAAAGCGCTAGAGTCCTCCTCTGGAAGCATCGGACCGATCGTCATCACGATAGGCAGATTGAACTCTACCTTCCCCTTCGACATGTTGTGCAGGTCGAAGTCGTACGTAACGGGGTTCACGTCGACCAACAGCTCCTCTTGAAAAGGAAGTCTGAGTGCCTTGCGACTCACGTCAACGTCGTTGATGAAAGGTCCGGTGCGCACCACATACTCGTTGGGCTTACCAACACGGTAGTTGGCAACAACCCAGCCAGCTGCAGTTAGGGCCGTGACCGAAGGAATCGTGACGAGAGGGTTCGCCATCGAAAAAGCCGTCAAAGTCTCAATCAAGGTATCCTGATTGGCAGTCTTCGTTGAGAAATCTGCCTTCATGGCCGGAACAGAACGAACTGTCGAGCGAACAGCAGTAAAGCGGGTCGCAGAAAGTGCAGCACGAATAGTACCTCGGAACATTGTTTGTTTCAGAAAGTGGTGGGTTTACCGTTTCCGGTTATAAAGTCATCAATTTTTATATATTAGCCCTTCGGGCTCCCGGGCTTTATATTTGTAATGTAAAATTCGTGCGTAAAAACATAGTACATAGTATTTTCTAACGGATCTGGTCAAGTGAAGCGGCGCGTAGCGCTGCTGAGCGTGTAAGAGTTGAGGGGCGAGCGTAGCTTGGCCTGATTAACTCGCGCAACGTAACAAGATGTGCATCGCACATCGCGTGTAGTGAAGTTTTAGTAAAAATTATTATAAGTTTTACAAAGTGCTCCGAACACCGTTTACTCGACGGACGAAAGTTCGCTGTTTAGGCGTTTCCATTTTAAGTCCTAGATCTTTACAGCGCCCTGAGCTTGGCGTGGTTATTCCCTTTTACAATAGAATGAGACATGGCTTCTGTATCTTCACCCCCCAACAACCTCCTAAGTCGAGAATGAGACATGGCTTCTGTATCTTCACCCCCCAACAACCTCCTAAGTCGGCGCGCAGCGAAGCGGCGTTAGCCGCTGAGCGTAGCTGTGTGTTAAACCGCCTCACTAAGTGTTCTATATCAATGCTTATCTGACTACATTGACACGATATCTTTATAAGACTGGTGTTAATGCTTATATTAGAGCATTAACGTGATCCAAACCAAACTTTTGGCGATTTCAAAGACTTTTTCTGACTACACCCTTTAAAACGAAAACGGACAGTTGGCCTTTGAACTCTTGAGATCTTAGTCTGCTCTCTCTCCTCATAAAATGGGTGCAGTCTTATTTTTATATATCTTTTAATAGAAGTTAAGTAAGAAAGAGTAAAAAACTATATAATTTGATAAATACAATAGTTGTTATATAGTATAATTATTATACAAGTGATACGGGATTTTAATTTAACTAAAAACAGCTAATTTTAGTTAATACGTGACTCTAGTTTAATTTTAATGTAAAACTCACACGTTAGACATGCATACTTCACCTACATGTAACGGTATTACTAATCATGACGGACATTTTGGGTGCAACTCCGTTAAATTTTCTGTATGTTATGTATCATAAGTAGTTGCTACTACATTAGTCAATTATTTTAGTTAACAATGGTTTTATGAGTTCGTTAAAATTAGGTGAATCAGCTGGTATAAAGTTTTATTTGGTATACTCTTATATACCAATGGTTGTTTATCATTGTCTTAGATGTGGAAAGAAACAATCACAAAAATCACATTGGCGCACTCACCTTAGACGAAAAAGACCGTGTGAAGCTAAGTTCCTTGACATTGATGGAGAAGAGATTATTGAAGATTATGATGACCTTCTTCCAGAGTACATGGAACTCGTTGAAGATAAGAAGAAGATATACCGTTGTGATAAATGTCCTTTTAAATCAGCACATAAAAGAAGTTATACACGTCATAAAAAAGAAAGCAAATGTGGAACATTAGCTGTCAACAACGAAATCGAGCTTCTTAAATTAAGACTACAACTTCTTGAGTCACAAGTTCAAGCGCCTAGTATTAACATTGGTGAAATTAATATCGATTCCCACCCAACTATTGTCAATGGAGACGTTAATAACTATCACTTGACTGGCTTTGGTAATGAGAATATTTCTGGTATTACTATTGACCAAATATGTGATGTTGTAGCAACAAATCTCAATGCTGTACCTAATCTTAATAAACTAATTAGATCCAGGCCTGAAAATATGAACCTATATGTTCAGAATGTTCGTAGTAATTACATGAAGGTATTTAACGGTGAAAGTTGGGAATTAATGGATAAAATGACAGTTATAGAAGAATCCGTTAGAAATACTATTGATTTGTTACAGGATTTAATAAAAGATCATAGAGAAGCAATACCTAACAATGACTACCGTAAAGTTAATAGAACTTTAGATTCTGGAGAACAAAATTCGACAGATCCTTTAAAAATAATGCGAAGACAAGAATTCAACAATAATTTAAAAAAGTATATTAAACAGATGGAAACTGACCTTATTAACATGCGGAATATGGTTAGATGTAATTACGAACAAGGCACCGGTCAAAAAATTGTTTCAAGAGGAGCTTAAAAAGAGGAAGATTGACGTAAAGTACTATTCATCTGCTTTATAATTCACTTTTACAGAGTGCTCTGGACACCATTTACTCGACGGACGAAGGTCCGCTGTTTGGATGTTTCCATCTTCAGTCCTAGCTCTTTACAGCGCTTCTTAATCTCAGTCAACGGTCTTCTCATCGGAAAGTATATTAGCTGGCTAGTAATCTTGCCGTCTGTCATCCAGACGACCGCTGTCTTAATCTCAGGGATACCCTGCAAAGCTGCACGATAGCATGTCGAGAAGTGACTTCCTGGCTTCCAGTCAACAGTAATGTCCTCCGAGAGTGCGTTAAGAGCTAGAATGCTCTCAGCACTATTAACGGTACGACCGTCGACTACTGCCTTTTCCTGTAGAAGGTATTCACCGTAAGCGTGTGTTCCAGCGGCGTTAAGGTAGACGGTATCACCAATGTTATAGATTCGTTTGACCAGTTTAGCGGCAAAGTCACCGTAACATTTAGAGGAGACACAGTCAACAATTGCTGGAATACTAGTTCCTGCAGCGTTGCGATGTCCACCACCTCCAAGGTACTCTTTAGCGAGTGCTCCAACGTCGATGTGAAGGTCTGTGCTTCTGAGGCTAAAGTTCGTCATCCCGGTGTTGTCGCTAACGGAATAGACCGCCGCGGCGTCGATATAGGGATGAAAATCGAACATTCGGTTCCCAACGTCAGATTTCAAGACAATCGAGTTAATGTGCCCAACTACGGCGTACCTTACACTAGTTCTGGTCTTAAACCGAACCAACTTAGGCACCGCACGTGCAGCCAGCTCATCGGTCATCATCCTGTCTTTTGCGACGTAGACTTCGCCGACTTTAATACCCGCATCGATCTCACCGTTTAGGTTACGACAGATTCGGTCGTAGGTTTCAAAATCCCGTTCTTGTTGGAAGAACCAGGCGTTGAATTCGTCGGTATTCGGCAAAGCCTTCTTCCAGATGTCACGGTCCTCGATATATTGAAACATAAGGGGGACTTCGACGTTTGGGAAGAGCCATTGCCATGTGAGGACAGCTCCGCTTCTGTTCATATCGAAGATTTTGTGTTCTTCGGGGAACTCGGCGAGCTGTTTATCGGCGGTCTTGTGATGATCGATCACCAAAAGACTGTTAGACTTTTGTAGCATCTTGTTCAGTGTTTTTAGCTGAAAGCTAAAGTCTGCGATCAAGACATCTTTTCCCGTAACGTCAGGGGCCTTGGCGTTGTACCCGGCGGGTACCCATTCGATATCATGATCGATACCGTTGTCACGCATATAGCGCCAAACTGCGTAGGCTGCCCCAAAGCCGTCGTTACAGGGATCGTGATAGATCACCATGTTGATAGCCGAGGGGACCAGTTGTTTGGAAGCTACTGCAGTGCTGGTCATTAGACGCCTGAACATTAAGTACCTCCAAAAGTCATTCGCTGGTCTTATAATTCACTTTTACCATTTCGCCCTATCGGGCGCCCGGGTCTGGGAAGTTAGGTGGCTTTCACGTGGGCTATGTAATAATACCTTGTAGTTTTTAACGGAAGTCGCTGGAGCGAAGCGGTGAGGCGTAGCCGAGGCGGTGAGCGAGTCTTGCATCGTTCCTAAAATTGATCCCAAAGGGTTCTGATAGCAGGTTGAACTACTATTTGATGCGATTTTGTTGTGGTGAAACCAAAAAACAGAGACTCCAACGGATGGGACGTAGGGATCTCCGTGAGCGTAAGAAGAAGGAACATGAAAGGCGTCAACGTAGGGTCCGTAAGAGGGCTGTTCAGGCGATGGAAGTTACCATTGACATCGGGAGCAGTAGCGACAGTTTCAGTCATACGATTCGCGCTCACTCCAAGGAGAGTCTCCAGTACAAAGCGTATAGGGATGGCTACAAGAGGATCGTTAAGTTCCGCAAGCGACGTGAGAGCATCCAAGACCCTGATCACCCACAAAGTCTCGGTAAAACAACCTGGTACTATGGTACACCCGTTAAACCATAAAAATGATGGCAAAACCGTCGAATAATAAATTCTACTATCTTCAATTGCAACGATGGGACAGTCTTTGAGCTACTACATGGGAACTTCTGCCACTATGGACGAGGACTCTGACGACCAGCAACCTGCCTGGACTCCTGATTTCCAGCACCTGGAAGATCTCGAGTCACGATTCACCAATGCCAACTTCACGGGTGTGACTCGTGGAGAGTCTGAGGTTGACATTTACGGCTATCGAGAGGACCTTGTTGTCAAGGAGAGCGATACCCTGATTGTTCCGTTTGATGAGAACACGCGTGCTGTCATCAAGTGCAGAAAGCAGGTTGGCTACATCGGCTGTACCCGCTGGTGCCAGGTTAGCTTCCAAGGCTGCCTTCCACCCAACGCCGATGCTAAGGTTTCAGCCCGACGGTATCGCTACGAAGATATCAACGCACTTTTCGCTGACATTCTGGAGATCCGGAACGCACATTACCACCGTGCAGCAGGAGAAGCTTGACTTACGGATAACATCATAGTTCAGATCTCCAACCTATAAGCACTTCTCCCTAGTGTTTTCCAGTACAGCTTCTGGAATGTCGTAAAGACTACTTATAATTTTAGTGGGAACACCATTGCCTAGCATTCTGATCATGTCAATCAGAGTGATCTCCTGTGGATCAACAAGTGTGTCGTCTTTCCTAAAGATGCCTTTCATAATGTCGTTATTAATCATACTTAATAGCTCTGCATTCTCATCGTTAAGCTTCTTAATCATAGCGTCTTTAGCGACAGAGCTTTCAGTACACATCCCCATCATGCTGTCAAGTAGATCGATCTGACTTCCTAGCTTTTTAACTGGGCACTCTTCAGCCATCCGTATAGCTAAATATGTGTTATAAATTAGGTCGTATCGACCGAGCGTCATGACCAAACCGGTTGCAATTGATTTCCAACGGATTCACCTTATTGGCATATTAAACGAGGGTGCCGGCAATATAACTTCCATCTTTGAATGGTAACTCAAGATCTCGATAACGTCGTCCGGAGTGATAATCAGCCCCCTAAAAGCCGGCGCGCAGCGAAGCCCCGCAGGGGCTGAGCGTAGCTCTCTATTACACTATTCACTAAAACTGATTCAAAAACAGCCAGGGATTATAAGGGACTACATTATTTTTTGGTTAAACTTTTATTAAAAGTTTAAATGAAGCTTCTGACTGGAAACTCGCATCCTGAACTGGCCGAATCGGTCTCGGGGTACCTAGGTGTACCTATTGTCAACTGCACTGTTGGGCGTTTTGCTAACGGTGAGGTCAACATTAAGTTACACGAATGCATCAGAAACCAAGACGTTTTTATTCTGGCCACTGGTGGAAGCACCGCTGCTGGCACTCTCAACGATCTGCTCATGGAAACCCTGATTATGGTTAACGCCTGCAGGCTTTCCAGTGCAAAGTCCATCACTGTCTTCATGGCGTGCTACCCGTACGCTAGGCAAGATAAGAAGGACAAGTCACGAACGCCAATCAGTGCTAGATTGATGGCAGATTTCTTTGAAACCGCCGGCGTCACTCGTCTGGTAGCGGTGGACCTCCACGCAGCTCAGATCCAGGGATTCTTCCATGTGCCCTGCGATAACCTTTACGCTATTGACGTGCTTTGCACCTACCTGCGTGATACAATTTTCGTCGGACTAAGCAAGACTGAGATTCAGGACCGTTACGTCTTTGTTTCACCGGACAACGGTGGTGCCAAGCGTATTACGGCCTACTCGAAGCGCTACGACCTGAACAACGTGATCATGCACAAGGAGCGAGACTATTCCGCCGTAAACAAGGTGGAGAAGACTATCCTTGTGGGCGAACAGAGCATCGAAGGCAAGATCGGTATCATCGTCGACGACATGTGCGATACGATGGGAACCGTCGTCAAAGCATGTGAGTCGCTCGAAGAGCACGGAATGATCGGTGCAATCGTAGTGGTCACCCATGGGGTCTTGAGTGGTCCCGCAGCAGAGCGCATTAACGGTTGCGACTTCATCCAGAAGGTGATCGTGACCAACACTCTGCCGCAGACCGAGAACGGCGAGAGGATCGCGAAGCTGGAAGTAGTGGACATTACCGGTCTCATCAGCGATGCTATCCAATGCATCTCCGCCGGCCACTCCATGTCCAAGCTTTTTAGTTGAATTATAATTCTTGATGTAAGTATGGCCAAGGTACAGGTTTTTGACGCCTGGTTGCTTGGTTATACTAATTTTACCTAGGTGGATCCCTCTCTTGATCCCCCAGATCACATAGGTCATTTTACTGGCACCAATGCCCATTAATTCCATTAGTTCAGGAATCCCAACCTCACGGTCAGATGGGAGAACCGCCATCACCTTATTGTAGTAGTTCGGTATCTTAAATTTAAATACTATATATCGTCTTATAACGTGATTTCCATTCACTTTTCAAAACTGATTCAAAAACACCCAGATATCACAAGGAAGCATATCTATAGTAAATGCAGTTATGTCGTCGAAAATCAACATTGGAAGAAGGCATGCAGGGGATTCCCATTACCGATACAAGAGGAACCGATTTGAGGTTCGGTATTCAGGTAAGGGGAAGAACAGCAAAACAATTCTATCTAATCTCACGAAGATCGCGAGGCAGCTGTATACAACGCCGGAATATGTGTCAAAGTTCTTTGGCAGTCGATTTGCTACAGTAACCGGAATTGATAGTAAAGCTAAAGAATGGTTCTTGAAGGGTCGACACACCCGTAGGGATCTAGAGGAAAGGCTGGAAGATTTTATCGACACCTTTATCCTCTGTCCCTCTTGTGAAACTCCTGAAACTAGTATTAAGGCAAAGAAAGGTATTGTGAAGATGAGATGCTATGTCTGCGGTGGTGTGAACAAGATTACTGACACCACCTTTATTAAGTATCTTTCCCGCTGCCCCCAAGACGATACCAAGATGTACAGAGCTTACACCCGTCGTAAAGCCGCTCGTGATGCAGCCGCTAAAGAGGCCGCTGAAACTGAGCCGAATATTGTAGTGGATACTACCGGGCTTCCAGAAGACGAAGAGGTCGTATGGACTACAGATACATCGGAAAGCGCTGCCCAGGCACGCGTTGAGGAGCTTTCAGGGGCCGTTAGAAAGATGGTAGAAAGTGACTCAGGTTCATACTATAGTTACTCAGGTAGCGAAGCAGAAGCATCCGCTTCTTCAAGTAGTCTAAACGTTGATGATATCTGATCTTATAAATTTGATGGTAAATAGGTTAATAAATGGTAATTAAGTACACAATGTCCTCGACATCTGACTGTTACATCACTGACTCAAGCAGCACTGACTCAAGCAGCACTGACTCTTGCAGTACTGAGAAGTCCGAACGTTGGGCAGATAGACATGTAGCCCTTGTGTTTGCCGCAGCCTGCGTTGCAATATTTGTTGGGGTGATGTGGGCATATATATTGCTAGAACACTTCATCAATGGAAGTATAACAAGAGAAATATGGATAACAATGGGTATTTCCACGTTAATAGGTGTAATCATTGTATTGGTGGCCATGTGCACTGATTGTCGTGATAACCGAAAGATGGTAGAAAGTAACTCTAGCGAAGCATCCGCTTCTTCAAGTAGTCTAAACATCAACGATATCTAATGTTATAAAATTTATGGGAGGTAAGGACAATAGCAATCGTGCCATGCTTCCCAATCGTTTTTGATCCAATCGTCCTTGATTGCTTCTCGCATATCCTGAAGATCCCTTGCAGTTGCTTCCCTATTGGTTCTGATCTCTTTAATTAGAAATGCACCTAGTAATAGAAATGGACTTGCTTTTAGCAGGTACGTAGCAAAGTTAACACCCCATCTCTTGTAGTCAGGCATAGTATTATTTAGTCTTAGTCCTCAGAAGAGGAATAACTGTAATCTTCAATCAATTTTAGCTCGTCGATCATCTTTTGGGTCTCAGCAGCTACCTCTTCAGCTGGGAAATCTTCTGTATAGGACTGCATTTCTTCCTGATCTTTGAGGAACGCTTCGAGGCCTTCCTCAATCTTATCCAATAGGTCTTCGGTGGTATGAAGTTGTGGGAGATCATCACTTGGGATTGTGATAGTTGGGGCATCCAGAACTTTATCCTCTGTTGGTTCAGCATCACCAAGAGCGACACCCATCCAACTTCCATCTCCACACCAGTTGAACTGGTAGACGTTGAGACACTGCAGCTGGAAGTCCTCCTCTTCCACAAGGGTAACATTAGCAGATATCTCATCCTGACCGTCACAGAGGGCGTCGTACATGATAGCCTTGCGGAGCTCTGAGCTAAAGAGGAAGTCGAGAAGCGGTAGTTTGATTTCGGACATCTTATGAACTACTTATTAGAATATCTTTCTAAGTAAAAGTGATTAAAAGAGTCTTTATTTTCTGGTTATAGTAGATCACAATGACCTCTCTTAACCAATGGATTGAAACCGACGACGGGCTTCCTTACAAGGACCCTGATACGATTGCACCCGTTCTACGGGTCTGGATGGAGCGCAACATTGTGTTGATCAAGAGAAAGGTGTTCCGTGACGGCAAAACCCTGCTACTGTACTGCCCTAGTGGTAGTGTATCCCTGCACGGTTGTTCTGATCTGGCAGCAGCTTACAGGCATGCCAAGACACTGGGTCTTGAAATGGGTGACAACAACCACCTGATCATCGACAAGAGCCATTGGTCAAACTACGACCCGGAGTAAGCATGTCTCTTTAAAAGTGAAATTATAATCCCTTTTGATTAAACTTTTATTAAAGTTTAGATGAACCGGTTACCGGAGGAGTTAATAGTTGAGATCTTCAAGTATCTAGAATTGACTGAGCTGGACCAGTTGGCGACTGTTTCCGAGAGGGTTCATAGGATCTCCAGGGATCACAGTGTAAACCCGTTTCCATTTTACGGTAGTGGGAAGTACTGCAAGAAAGGACTTATTCATTTTGAGAAGGAAGACCCATGGGAAAAGAGATACCCGAGGAGTTTCCACGACATGAAGATGAAACCTGTACCTGCCTATGGTATGACGGTCCTTGGATACATTCAGAACTATATCCTCACTACGATTGGAACTTCAGTCCCGGTTGCCTGAAATATGTGAAAAGGATAAGTAATAGTTTCGTGGAAGTTGACGAAGACTACCTTTATCCTGTAAGAAGGGTGCAGCAGTTTTATCCTGACCTAATAGGGCCCCATCATGGAGCGACCACGATCGATAACTTCTACCAAGATGGTAATAGCCATTTTGAAAAATTCATAGGCCGCAACGATGACTTGGAAGGACATTCTGAATAGTAGATTATAAAATGTATGAAAACCTTTGGGAGGAGAGTCTACCTGAGGAGGTAACGATATGTGATGATGACTATGCCGCTGGCTGTGACGCCTGCTCTGTCGAGATTAGTGGGGCTTTCTACTATCGTGATGGAAGGGATACCTCAGCAGATATCTGTCGAGCCTGTGGTGAAAGGTCCGGTACTATTCGCCAGCTAATGGAGCGACATAAGATCGTCGAACCTTTAGTACTGATGTAAAGCCTGTCCCATTACTACGGCTAAAGAATAATGCTATGGTCCAGTTAACTCTCGTAATCTATTGGCATCAAGAATCACAGATGGATAGAGAGAAGCGTAGTTCAGTTCGGGCGCGTACACGGAGTTGGCCGCTATCTTGCGATTAAGCTCGTGTTGACGCTTTAGCCGCTTCAGGTACATAATCTCCCCCGCTAGCCAGTTGTGTAACATTGGCAATAAGCTAGGGTACCAGCCTATCAGTCTCTTGTAGTATGGAAAATTTCGGAAGAACAAAAGACCTGGATTGTCAAGGTTTTCGTCCGGATCCCATAGGTCATGACAGCTGTTAAGAATAACCTTGGCTGTCATCACCCTAAAAACAGGGCTAGCAAACTGACACTGAATAATCTCTTCGCCATGTAGATACATTTGTATCTCGTGTACGAGCTCTGGAGGTAGGTCCATTCTTAGTATTACAACACTACACCAATATAGCGTTATAATAATTCACTTTTAAAATTGAAGACGCAATGTGAAATGTGGCCAAATAGGTACCTTAGCGATCATGCGTGTTGACGAATACCTAGCGCTCTACCCCGATGAAGCGGGAATGTACAACTGTGATGAATCCCCTCTCAGGATCAGCCAGAGAGAGGTTGATGTACTGGATACAACCATCACAAAGTTGACCGAAGCTGGCTTTGAGTACCAGCGTCACGTGACCGCATTTAGTGTTGGAGTTCGAGCCAAGATTCGAGACAACCTCTGGGTGAGCATTTGCTGCGCTGACAGCATCTGCGGTCGCTATGGCAGTTACAACCAGGATATTGTCTGCGAAGTGATGTACCAGCCGAACACTCAGTTCACACACCCACTGGACGCTTACTGCGATGAATCTGGTATTCAGAGGCACATTGACTTTGACACACTCATCTCACACATGTCAGAACTACGCGACCTCTAAACTTTTACGCCAGTTTATTTATAATGAGTACTTTTACCTCTTCCCTATTGAGGGTAGACTATAACGGTAGATGTTCATATATTAAAGCTGTACAACACCTGGGTCATAACATCTGTGATAGAACACTGGAGGCATTGGATGCCAGCTCGTTGTACCTGCATGAGACCTGTCTGAAGATGGTAGAAAGGGGAGCACGTGAGAGGAAGGTTTACGGAACTGAATACCTCTTGAGCAAGAAGCTTATGAATAAGAGCTGTGTTCATCTGGACTCTATCTGCGATGACCTAAATTGGAAGCTGAGCAATATGTATCCGGTTACAGCTGAGCAACAAGGGAAACTTGCAGAGAAGTACCAAACCTTTAATCCTGTCACAGACAGAGACTTAGCTGAGATTATAATTACCTTCGAAAGTGAAGAGATGCAACCGGAGTACTACGACTTGTTGATAGTACAGCGCAATAAAAGATGGATGAAAATCATTGTTCCATACTTAGAGCGTGGTGAGTCGTGCTTTATCCTCTGTGGTGCAGCTCATGTCAACGATCTCGTAGTTAGATTAGAGAAAGTCGGTTGCAAGATCAGTCGAGTCTCACAGGGTAACTTTGCTACCTACAAAAGATCAGCAGAAGCAACAGTTAACTTAAAATCACAGAATTCAAAAGCAAAAGAGTGTTAGAAACTAACATCCTGATTCGACTTAGAGCTTTCTTGTATAACACTATCTATGCAACTCAAAGCATACGATCTACAAAAAGCTGTAGATCGATCTAACCTACACGGTGTTAACACCTTTAACAATCAGGTACAGGAAGATATACTCTTCTCCACAAGACCTTATAACCAAAAACGTACTAAATACGCTAGAAAGATTAGGTTCTACCCCACCCCTAAACAGAGAAGGTTTTTTAAACAGGCCTTCGGTATATCTAGGGTTTACTATAACGATTCTATCGCTCTATACAATAAAGATCGAAGACGTTATATTAGAATCGGTAATGCTCTAGCAAGAGAGGGGTGTATCTACCAGAATAAAAAGGGAGAACAGTGTAAAAAGGAACTATACGAAGGTAAATGGTACTGTAAAAAACATAAAACAAACAAGATTAAAGGTGGGACGCCACTGAGTCACGGAGCCTATAAAGAAGCTCTTATTAAACAGGATGAACCAGAATGGAAATATCGTATCCCTTACGACTGCAAGGACAGAACTATCAAAAATGCCATAGGTTCAGTTAACGCTGCCCAGTCTAATAAACGCAACGGTAATATCGAAAACTATAAGATGGGATTTAGAACCAGAAAGGATCTAACACAGATTCTGTACTTCCCTGCCACAGGCTTAAAACCTGGTGCTAAACTATGTCCAAAATTTTTAAAGAAACTTGGTGTTCCATCCGTTTTGGAGATTAGGAGTAAAAAGGATAAGAGATGGCTTGCAAAGCAGTTTGAAATCAGTATCCAGATTAAGAAGGAGAGGTCGAAGAACCAGTACGAAGAGAAGAGGAAGAAGTTTGAAGAGGGTAAACTAAAGAAGGAGCCTAAACAACGAACTGCACCGTACTGGGATCAGTTGGTATCGGATTTTACCATTAAGTTCGAATACCCAGATCGGTACTACCTATGTGTACCCTCTGAACGTAAACCTTTAAAGAAGAAGACACCACATAATGTAGTTGCTCTAGACCCAGGTGTTAGAACCTTCCAGACCTACTACTCCTCTAAAGATGTTAACGGGAAAATAGGTGATGGTTTTCAAACCCGACTGAATAAGATAGGAAAACGGATAGATAGTATTAATAGTCAGATGTCAAAAGAATTAAATGAAAGGAAAAAGACCGGAATGAGGAAGCGCTGTTTTAGACTGAGATCCAAAGCACAAAATATCGTCTCCGAGCTACACAATCAAACCGCACTGTTTCTCTGCGAAAATTTCGAGAACATCCTACTACCTAAGTTTGAAACCCAAAAGATGAGTCATAAAGGTACAAGGAAGATTAATGCCAAAACGGTTCGATCAATGATCGGTCTAAAGCATTATACCTTCTATCTGAAACTGTTGTCTAAGGGTGAACACTACAACCGGAATGTATTTCGGTGCAACGAGGCGTATACATCAAAGACGTGTGGAGGATGTGGAAAGATCGATGAGAAACTAGGTTCTAAAACGGTTTATAACTGTTTAGACTGTGGTTTTGTAATGGATCGTGACATAAACGGCGCTAGGAATGTGCTGCTACGTCATATAGGGTTCGCTATTACCCTTTAGTAAAAGTG